ACAGAAACAGAAATGGAGGAGGCCGTGACCACTGCCCCTGAAAATACACCGGACGAAACCCCGGTAGATGCACCGGCCGAGGCTGAAAAGGTCGAGGCCGCTCGTAAGATTATCCGACCATCCGTATTAGACTCTCAGCGAGTCCGTACGCCTATCGTGTCTATGGCGACATACACAGAGCACAAGATCAAAGCTGCACTCGGTAGCGATGAGTCAAAGCTCTATGTAACTGCAGCCGATGACTCTTTCTCTACTAACCCTGCTTTTAACCCTACTCAGTACCTCTCAGAGTTTGTAACAAATACTCGTTTTGGTACTCCGGCTATAGATGCCTGCAGCCAAGGAACTTTACCGGCTCAGGGTATGACTATTAACGTGCCCTCACTGGTCACGTCCGCAGGCGGCGGCTCAGGTGTAGCACCTACCGTTACAGTAGAGGCCGAGGCTGGAGCCGTATCTAATACAGGTATGGTTACAGAGTATCTAACCGGTACAGTAAACAAGTACTCAGGTATGAACACTATTTCCGTCGAACTCCTCGAGCGATCAGATCCTAATTTTTACGCTGAGCTCACAAATCAGCTACAAAATGCTTACCTAACCTCTATCGACACTGCGGTACTTACTGCACTCCTAGCGGCAGGTACTAACGCCTCAGCTACTACGGCTGATAGTGACGGAATTATCGCTTATAGCTCACAAGCTGCAAAGCTTGTTTACCAAAACACCGGCTATTTTGCACAAAACTATATTGGTAACGGTGCACAATGGCAGTTACTAATGGGAGCTACAGATACTACAAAGCGACCAATTTACAATGCGATCCAACCTATGAACGCGGCCGGCCAAGTGGGGCCCGGCTCTATCCGCGGTAACGTACTAGGACTCGATCTCTACGTAGATCGTAATTTCGCTGAAACTACAGTGGATGATAACTCCGCAATTATCCTAGCTCCTGAGGCTTTCACGGTTTATCGTGGACCTCAGGCTTATATGAGCGTAAACGTCGTAAGTAATCTACAAGTACAGGTTGCTATCTACGGCTTTATGGCAACTATCGCAAAAATGCCTAACGGTATTATCAAGTTTGCGAAAATCTAAGCAAAAAACCTAATAGTCGGTAGGGCTCTTAGCCCTTTGAGCCCTACCGGCCTCTTTTAAGATTGGAGTAAAGATGCCGGCTACATACGTAACCGAGGCCGAGCTACGCGCTAACCTTGGTATCGAAAACCTTTACTCCTCCGATATTGTCGAGACGTGTTGCCAGACCGCGCAGGATCTCCTAAACCAGTTTTTGTGGTTTGCCTCAGCGCCGGTAGTCGGAGTAACGCTACAAAATAACGTTGCTACCGCGATGGTTGCAAACCCTATGATTTTTACTACTGGCCAGAGCGTAACCTTGAGTGGATGCGGCTCAACCTTTAACGGCACCTACACGATCACCGGTACGATGCCTTGGAGCGCCGGTACTACAAATCAGATCCCTACTCTTGTATGGAGCCAATACTCTTGGAATTGGCCTGCCGGTTATAGCTTTATCCAATTTACAAAGGTAGCGGCCGATGTTAATTTTCAGCGTGTATTACCTTATGGCTCAGCCGTAGGAGCAGATACAAAGACAAACTCATACGCGACCACCCCTGCGATAAGAGAGGCCGCAATGATCCTAGCGGTCGATATTTTCCAAGCTCGCCAAGTCTCACAGACCGGCGGCGTAACGATCGACGGCTTTAGTCCCTCGCCTTACCGCCTCGGAAATGCAATGATCGGCAAAATAAGAGGGCTCATAGCCGGCTACCAAAATCCTAACTCGATGGTGGGCTAAAAATGCCTGCCGCGATTACTACCTTACGTGCCTCACTAGCTGCAGCTTTAGCCAATGCGAGCGTGTGGAATACTTACAGTTTTCCACCTCCAACGATCACCGCTAATAGCGTAATCGTTGTACCCGATGATCCTTACGTAACACCGAGTAATAACACCTACGCCACTATTTCACCTATGGCAAACTTTAAGATTATTTTAACGGTGCCGATGCTAGATAATCACGGCAACCTCAACGGGATCGAAACCCTAGCGGTGGCAGTATTTAATAAACTCGCTACCTCAAATATCGTAATGAATGTTGGCAGTATGTCGGCTCCTACCGTACTAGACGTACAAAGTGGGACCTTGCTTACCGCCGATTTCCGTATCTCAATTCTCACGAGCTGGAGCTAACTAATGCCATATACAGAGGATGACCTAAAGTTTTTGCGAAAGATCGGGCAGATCGTGGACGAGCCTGCACCGGTCAAAGTAGCAAAAGATAAACCAACACCAACTACAAACGAAAGCGAGGAATAGGTCAATGGCCGTATTTCTATCTAATGGAGTGGTCGTAACCCTTAACTCGGTCGATCTCTCAGATCACGTAACAAGTGCAACTATTAACCGCGTTTTTGAGGAATTAGAAATTACAGCTATGGGCGACTCCTCGAGACGTTACGCCAAGGGCCTAGAGACCTCTACGGTTACGCTTGATTTTCTAAACGATACTGCAGCCGGTGAAGTCCTAGCGACTCTCCAAGCTGCTTGGGGTACTACAGTGCCTCTAACACTTAAGCAGACTAGCGCAGCTATCTCAGCTACAAATCCGGAATATCAGACAACGATTTTGGTAAACAATACTACCGACATTAACGGCGACGTCGGAAGCATTAGTACCCAGTCGATTACGTTTACGTGTAACTCAGTTATCGTAGTAGACACTACGGTATAACCAACTAACAAAGGGGCAACAAATGGCACGACTCAAAATTACAAGGGCTACAGGCGAGGTTACAGAGCATCAAATCACGCCTAGGATTGAGTATGCCTTTGAGATTTACGCAAAAAAAGGTTTTCATAAAGCCTTTATCGAGGACCAAAAGCAGACCGACGTTTACTGGCTGGCTCACGAGTGCTTACGTAGCGCTGGGGTGGTAGTTAAAAACTTTGGAGCTGATTTCCTTGATACGTTAGTAAAGGTCGAGGTCCTAGACGACGAACCTTTAGACTAGGGCGAGACTCCCTTACTTATCAGGTAGCGCAGCTATCTATTAGGTTAGGGATCTCGCCTCAGTCAGTACTCGATCTTGATACAGAAATGTATAAAATGTTAGTAAAAGTATTAAACGATCAAGCTAAGGAGGCCGAGCGATATGCCAGTAGAAATAAAAGGCGTTAAGCCAACTCTAAAAGCTATACGTAAAGTAGATCCCGAGCTGCTTAAAGAAATGAATAAGCAAATAAAAGCAATAATGATCCCTCTCAGGGATAAGGCTCGAGGATATGCTCCCTCACCTCAGCCGGATAATCTTTACGGATGGAATGAAAACACCGTAAATAAAAAGATTACGGCTCGTAACTCGGCCTTTAGGACCTTTGACGATACCGGACGAGTGCGACGTTTTCCTCTATATGATTACGAGACCGTCAAAAAAGGTATTTACTATAGCGCTGGCGGTAGCGATAAAAATAAAAACGGCTGGCGAGCTTTGTATTTTGTAGCCAATAAATCGGCTGCCGGTGCTATTTATGAAACTGCAGGCCGAGCAGGGACTACCTCACGCGAGGGCTATCGATCTAATAACCCGGGTGCTGGCGCTCACTTTGTAAGCCGTATGGGGCCTCTATATGGCAACAAGCGCGAGGAGCGAGGTCGTATGATTTTTAGAGCGTGGGCTGAGGATCAGGGCAAGGCTCAGGCGGCAGTAGTTAAAGCTATCGAAAATACTATAAATGCCTTTAATAAGGGCTCTTACACAAAGGCGGCATAATGGCAAGCAAACTGCCTAGTATGGTCATAAGTGCCGTTACTACTTTTGACGGTAAAGCCCTAGCTAAAGGCGAGAAACAAGTAAAGAGCCTAAGTAAGGGCGTTAAGCAATTAGGCGCAGCTCTAGGTATATCTCTCGGTCTTAAAGCGGTAATCGCTTTTGGTAAAGCCGCATCAAAAGCGTTTATAGAGGATGAAAAGGCAGCTTTTAGATTAGCTAAGTCAGTAGAAAACCTCGGGATGGCTTTCGAGACTCCTAAGATCGAGCAGTTTATATCCGATTTATCTCAGGCCGCCGCCGTTACCGATGACCAGCTACGGCCAGCGATGCAACAATTACTACAAACTACGGGCTCCCTAACTAAATCTCAAGAGCTCCTAACTCAGGCTCTCGACATAAGCCGGGGCTCGGGCGTGGAATACGAAACCGTAGTCTCCGATTTGAGTGCGGCCTACCTAGGGCAAACTAAGAGTTTATCTAAATATAATCTTGGCCTAACTAAAGCCGAACTAAAGGCGATGAGCTTTAATGAGATACAGGCTAAACTAAATAAACAGTTTACCGGATCTAACGCAACTTACTTAGAGACTTATGCCGGTAAGTTTGAGCTAATCTCAAACGCAGCCGGAGAAGCTCAGGAGAAAATAGGCGGCGCTTTAGTCGATGCTTTGATCTCAGCGTTTGCCGCTGGAGATCCTCAAGAGTTTGTAAGCAAAATCGAGGACCTATCCCTAAAAATAGCGGATATGGTTTCCACTGCCGTATTTGGATTTAAGAAACTTTATTATCTAACAAGCGACCAAGCTATTTTAGCCTCATTAAATCCGTTTGATGATTACGAAAATCAAGTAGTGCGTATTATTGACTCTCAAGAAAAGGCGTTTAAGGCATCGTTTAATCGTATAAAAATGGGCTACGTCGGATCAATGGCGGTAGGTATTTATCCAAGCGCAGCCGACGAGGCTGCCCGTAAGGCATACGAGTTAGCCGCAATTAAACGCCAAAAAGAATTAGCGGCAGCTCAGGCCAAGGCGGCTAAAGCAGAAAAGGCTAAGATAGCTCTTACTAAAGCCGAGGCCGCTTTTGATAGCACTCGGATCTCGCTCGCTGCAGCTCTTAGAGCTACATACGATAAAGATACAAAACTACGCCTCGAGGCTCTTATGCTGATTGAGGAGAACAAAGGCGACGAGGCTCTAAAGAAAATCGACGAGCTCGCTAAATTCCAAAAAAACGCGGATATGCAGCGCTTAGCTGGAGTCGAGACAATTAGTAACGCTACGCTCCAATCTCTTAACACTCAGCTACTTACAGAGCTTAAAGTTATCAACACTAGCCGTATGGCTGAGGGCGATAAAGAGTTAGCACGTGAGGAGGCGTTTAGAAAATATAACGCTGCGATAACCGCTGCCGGCACCTTAGCGGCTAAAGAGACTTATAACGAACTTGTACGGATCCAATTAACCGAAATAGCCCGGCTTGCCTCTATTAGTAAAACTACGAGCGCAGCTAATACGGCTAATTTACTACTCGAGTCTGCCGAGCTTTCGATGATCGATCGCGTGGCCAAGGCTCAAGCCGAGGCCGATGCTAAACGCCTTGAGTCTCTAAAACAATATCTAGGGCTATTAAATGCTAAGGATCCTTACATAGGGACCCCAGTACCTAATTTTACTCCTCCTAGCTGGGCTAAACCCGGTGGCCCGTCTAAGACTATGGGGCCTTTTTCTCTTGCAGAGCAGGCGTTATTTCCTAGTGATATGGGCGGCGGCAGTGCCGGAGGTGGATCAAGCTCACAAACCGTAGACATAACAATTAACGCAGGCGTGGGAGATCCTGAGGCTATAGCTAGAGCAGTCGAGGATATTCTTAACCAGTCGAGCTATAGAGGTACCTCAGTAAACCGAGGCTCGGGAGTATATGCGATATGAGTACTTGGCTCCCTGAGTGGAAGATAATTGTAGGTACCACCGTTTACGATAACGTCCTATCCGTCAATATGGCAACGGGCCGAGATGATATCGACCTACAGTGCAACGCAGGGTACGCCCGTATGGAGATTATTAACGTCGATAACTCAGCCTTTGATATTGACGTAACCGATTCGCTTACCCTAGAGCTTAAAAATAGTGCCGGGGTTTACGTACCCGTTTTTGGCGGCGAAATATCCGATTTTGGTATCTCAGTAAGATCGCCTGAGGAAACCGGGTTTATAACAATCGGTAATATATTGGCCGTAGGATCTCTAGCTAAATTAACTAAAGCCCTTTTTCCCGATGCCTTGGCTAAAGATTACGACGGCGACCAAATCTACGACATACTAAACGAGCTGCTTATTAACTCGTGGTATGAGGTAGCACCGGCTTTACAGTGGTTTAACTACGACCCTACGACTACGTGGGCCGATGCAGAAAATGTAGGGCTTGGCGAGATAGATCAGCCTGGCCTCTATGAGATGATCGCTCGTACGGCTGATCCGGCTAGTAGTTATAACCTATGCGCTCAAATCGCACAAAGCGCACAAGGGCAGATATACGAGGATAAGGCCGGGCGAGTATGCTACGCCGATACAGATCACCGCACCGCCTACCTATCGGCTAACGGCTATACTACTATCTCGGCTAACTACGCTATACCCTCTACGGTAAAAACAATTTTACAAATAGGCAAAATACGTAACTCTTTGGTTTTTAATTATGGGAATAATTACAATAGCCAAGCTACTGACCTAGATGCAGACTCGATCGCTAACTATGGTCGCTATCAGCGCAGCGTTACGACTAACCTCCATAACCTCGCCGATGTAAATACCCTTATGGAGCGAGAGCTAGGGCTCCGAGCGA